ACGTTTGCGCTCGCGTCAATAGCATCATTACCGCTTTACAGAACATCGGCATTACCGCCTAAGATGTTTTGAAGCTACGGAGAAGCCGCCCTCAAAAGGGGTGGCTTTTCTCATTTTTAGGAACCGCATGAAGCACATAATGTTGGCAATGCCCGCTTACACAGGCGTGGTTCACATGGGAACGATGCGCTCCCTGATGACTGACTGCATCACCCTGATTAAGCGTGGTGACCGGTTTACATTCGTGGATGACGTAGGTAACGCCATGATTGCCGACTGCCGAGGCGTAATTACAACCAATTTCTACCACTCCGACTGCGATGAGCTGGTCTTTATTGACTCAGATGTCGCGTGGGAGGCCGGTGCTTTATGTAAGCTAATCGACCACCCAGTAGACTTTGTGGCTGGTGCGTACCCTGCAAGGGTTGATCCGCTAAAGTTCAATATCGGCTGGATTGAGGAGCGTCAATACCTGAGAGCTGACCCAAATACGGGACTTTTAGAGGTGGATCGCGTCCCCACGGGCTTTTTGAAGATCACAAAAAACTGCGTAGCCAAGATGATTGAGGCTTACCCAGATACGTTTTATCACGATGCCGCTGTTAATAACCAGTTCTATCCCCTGTATGAATCGTTTATCGACCCGGAAAAGAAGTGGAAGTACGGCGAGGACTTTTCGTTTTGTAAGCGGTGGAGAGAGATAGGCGGTCAGGTATGGTTAGACCCTGAAATCAACATGGGTCACATAGGCAATAAAATCTTTGAAGGACATATTGGAAATTGGCTTAAAAGTAGGATAATTTCACAACTAACATCTGAGGTGACCCATGAACCAAATCAAAATTCTTAGCCCAACCTTTGCGTTGGATCTCACAACCTCTGCGTCTGCTGCGTTGCAAATCGTCCCCAGCTCGCCAACCCGCGCCTATCGCGTGGCCCTGCTGAACACCGGAACGGGCAAGGCTGCCGTGACTTTTGGCACAACTTCAACGAATATGGACACCCCCGTGATCGCGTCTACGGGCGGCTCTGGGTCATTAGTCCTACCGGCTAACATGATCTACCCAATGATTATCGACTGCGGAGCCCCAGACCTTTACATTAAGGGAATCTCATCAGGCACTAACACCCTGTACATTACGTTGGTGGCTACCGAATAAGGATTCACCATGTCGAACTCGACCGCTAATACCCAAACGACAAATTTCCTACCGGTACAAGCGACTTACGAGCCGCTATACCCGTATGACATCATTACGTTTATTGGGCCAGCAGGACAACCATTTTATGCCCCAACAAACCCCAACTTAGACGGGGTTACGATCACTAATAGTACGATCAATAGTACGACTGTTGGACTAACAACCCCTGCTGCGGCGGCTTTTACAACCGCATCAATGCAAAATCAGCCGATTTCAGGCACAGATTTAACTAACAAGACTTACGTTGATGCGGCTATTGTTGGTATTTCTTGGAAACAACCGGTTGCAGCCGCAACGACTGCAAATATTGCTCTTACTGGCGCTCAAACTATCGACACAGTTTCTGTAGTTGCCGGTGACAGGGTTTTGGTTAAAGATCAATCAACTCAAGCTAATAACGGAATCTACATTGTTGGAACACCTTGGACTCGATCACCAGATGCTGACACATGGGATGAAATGGTGTCGGCAATGGTGTTTGTGGAATCAGGCGGTCAGGCTGGTAACGCTTTTTATTGCCCAATTCAGCCGGGGGGAACTCTTGGGGTCACCGCAATTACTTGGTCAAACTTTTCGGTTGCGGGTACTTACTTTGCCGGTACGGGTTTATCCCTAGCTGCAAATACTTTTAGCATCACTAACACCGGGGTTACGGCTGCAACCTACGGCTCCGCAAGTGCGGTTCCGGTCATTGTGGTCAACGCTCAAGGCCAAATAACTAGCGCAAGTGATGCAAGTATTGCAATTGCAGCCACCCAAATTACTTCTGGAACCATCGACTCGGCGCGGATCTCAGGCTCTTACACCGGAATCACGGCGGTTGGAACCCTGTCTGGTTTGACTGTCAGCTCAACAATCAACGGGTCAATTTCAGGCAATGCTGCAACCGCAACAAGCGCAACGTCCGCAACAACGGCTACAAACCTAGCTGGCGGGGCCACGGGAAGCGTCCCGTACCAAAGTGGATCAGGCGCTACCACTTTTTTAGGAATTGGAACTACGGGTCAGATATTGACCGTATCGGGCGGCGTTCCTACTTGGGCTGCGCCCGCAACAAATGGCGATGTGGTAGGCCCGGCATCCTCTACGGATAACGCGATTGCGCGGTTTGATAGCACGACCGGCAAGATTATTCAGAACTCAGGGATCATCCTGTCTGACGCAAACGCCTTACAAAACGTCAACGAGATCAACTTTGACATCACGCCTACGAGCGTGGTCGGCGGTGCGGGCTCGCTGTCTTGGAATGACAACGACAACACCGAGACCTTAGAGTTGATTGGAAATAACAACGTAGGGATCAAGCTAGGCGAGGAGAACTACTACCGAATCAAGGCTACAGCCACGATAACCAAGGGTCAGGTCTTGATGCTCACCGGAACGGTTGGAGCGTCTGGCGGTCTTACGGCTGCACCGGCTACCGGTCTAACGGCGGCTACGGGAACCTCAATTATCGGTCTGGCTAAAGAGTCAGCAGTTACAAACGATTGGATCTACGTTCAAGAGTTTGGCGAGGTCAAGGGAATCAACACCAGCGGGTCAACTGCCGGTGAGACTTGGGTCAACGGGGACATCCTTTATTACAACCCTGCGGTCACAGGCGGTCTTACAAAGAACGTACCAACAGCCCCAAATGCCAAGGTTGAAGTAGCTGCGGTCACATACGCAGACGCATCAAACGGAATCCTTTTTGTTCGCCCGACCTTTCAGCCACGGCTAAACGACCTCTCAAACGTCTACGCCATAAGCCCATCGGACAACGATGTAATCGTCTGGGATAACACGGACGGACGCTGGGAGAACCGGGCTCAGTCAACCTTAACTGCGGGTAAGGCAACCAACCTAGCAGGGGGCGCGACAGGGTCGCTACCTTACCAGTCTGCGGCTGACACGACCACGTTCTTAGCCGCTGGCACAGACGGTCAGGTTCTAAAGCTGGCAAGCGGTGTGCCAACTTGGTCAAGTGATACGTCAGGTGTAACCATTACAGACGATACGACCACTAACGCAACCCGCTACATCACGTTCTCAAACCTGACCACCGGCAATGAGACAACCCTAGACGTATCGTCTACTAAGCTGCAATTTAATCCCAGCACCGGGGACTTTACGACCGCTGGACAACTATATTTCAACGGCGGTCAAACGCCAGCGTCAACCGGCAAAGCCATCGCAATGGCTATGATTTTTGGATTCTAAGGAGCAATTATGGCAGCACCAAATATTGTAAACGTATCGGTTATAACCGGTAAGACAGCTTATTTAACTCCAGCAAACACAACAGCAAACGTATTGCTTGCAAACGCATCCGGAAGCGGAAAAGTGTTTAAAGTAAATATGGTTTTGGCTGCAAATGTTAACGGAACTTCAGCCGCTGAAACAACAGTTGCAATCAATACTGCCGCAGCCGGTTCAGGAACATCTTATCCAATTGGAAGCACTATCTCTGTTCCAGCAGATTCAACAATGATTATTAGCGATAAAACAACGGCTTTTTATTTAGAAGAAGATAAGAGCATTGTTGTGACCTCTGGAACATCTAGCGCAATTTCATATACTGTGTCTTACGAAGAATTGAACTAAAGGCTTAAAAATGGCTAAGCGATACACAGGCGGCCTAATAAGAAACACGCCTCCCACGACATCTGGTGGGTATAACGGAACGGCAAGCGGTGTTTGGACATTATCTGAACAGGCGCAAATTCTTGCTGCTGGAAATTGGCCTTTAACCGTTACTCCTCCCGGAGCGCCAACATCGGTTTCTGGAACGGCTAATGCAGTTGGAGGCGTTTCGGTATCGTTTACCGCACCAGCAAGCAACGGCGGATCAGCAATTACTGGTTACACGGTTACGTCAAGCCCCGGCGGAATCACGGCATCTGGAGCATCATCTCCAATAAACGTAACTGGCTTATCAAATGGAACGGCATATACTTTTACAGTTTATGCAACAAATGCAATTGGAAATGGCCCTGCAAGTACACCGAGCGCAAGCGTTACAACTTGGAGCGTTCCAGATGCGCCAACGATAGGAACCGCAACTCAAGCATCAGCAACTTCAGTATCTGTTGCGTTTACACCACCTGGATTTAATGGCGGAACCGCAATCACAGGATACACAGCAACTTCAAGTCCCGGTGGACTTACCGGAACCGGAGGTTCTTCACCGATTACGGTTTCAGGACTTACTACGGGAACTGCATATACGTTTACTGTTACTGCAACTAACGCGGTTGGGACAAGTGCAGCAAGCGCAGCAAGTAATAGTGTTACTCCGACTGTTTCATATATTGTTGCAACCGGAGGAACAGTCACAACGTCAGGAAATTACAAATTTCACACGTTTAATGGATCTGGAACATTTTCGGTTTCTTCTATTGGTTCAGGATCTTCTGCGAGCGACAAAATTGACTATATTGTTGTGGCTGGCGGTGGTGGCGGCGGCGGTCAAAAAGGTGGTGGCGGCGGCGCTGGAGGATATAAGAACTCAACAAACGTCACGGTTACCGCAAGTAACTATTCCGTAACGGTTGGTGGCGGCGGCGCTGGTGGGCCAAATCAAGGCAATACTGGTGGTGGCGGTAGCCAAGGATCTTCATCATCATTAAATGGAACCGGAGTTTCGGTTTCTACAACTGGCGGTGGCGGAGGACGAAGCCCGAACTCTGCGGGAACAAGTGGTGGATCGGGAGGCGGAGGATCAAACGGCAACAACGGATATAACGGAACTTCAGGCGAAGGAAATGCTGGCGGAGATTCAACCAGCGCAGATGGCGGTGGTGGCGGCGGAAAAGCAAACTCTGGTTCTAGTCCGGGAACTGGCGGTAACGGTACTGCATGGTTAAATAGCGTGACTTACGGCGGCGGCGGTGGCGATGCGGGCTCGACCAATACGGGCGGCGGAGGTGGCGGCGGCGGAAACGTAGATGGATCGTTTGGCGCTCTTGGAGCTGGCGGTGCGGGCGGTAGCGGAATCGTGATTATTAGATACCAATATCAATAACTAAAACGGGCAAACAATGAACGCAGAAGTAAAAGATTTTATCGGTGTCTATGATGATGTTTTTTCTAAAGAAAATTGTCTAAATGCTATTGATTACTTTGAATCAATGGCAAAAGCTGGGTTTGCTCATAGTCGGCAATCCCATGAAGGGCCAGAAGTTACAAAAGGCATGAAAGAAGATTTGATGATGTTTTCATGCGACTATGTTCAACATTTAAATAGCCGAATTGATACCGCATTTAAAGAAACTTTGTGGGGTACTGTTTATCCTCATTATTCAAATGAATTTCATGTAATTAAAGAATCTGGTGCTCACAACATATATTCAAATAAATTACAAAGGACAAACATAGGTCAAGGCTACCATGTTTGGCATTATGAAAGCAGTATTCGAGACACAAGTAACAGATTATTGGTTTATGCGGTGTATTTAAATGACGTTGAAGAAGGCGGGGAAACAGAATTTTTGTATTACCCAAGGAGGGTCAAACCAAAAACAGGTCGAGTTTTAATTTGGCCCGCAAGTTTTACTCATACACATAGAGGCAATCCTCCAATAAGTAATTCAAAATATATTATGACGGGATGGATTGAATTTTAATCATGGCTCATTTTGCACAACTTGATAGCAATAATGTGGTAATGGATGTTGTTGTTATTGACAACTCAAACGTTGATAATTTGCCATTTCCAGAAAGCGAACCTATTGGTATTCAATATCTAACGACATGGTCTGGTGGGTACACGAATTGGAAACAAACGTCTTACAATGGAACATATCGTAAAAATTATGCGGGTGTTGGGTATAAATATGATCCAAATTTGGATGCGTTTATTTCCATTCAAGATTACCCGTCATGGGTACTAAACGTACAAACTTGTAATTATGAAGCTCCTTTTCCCCCTCCGGATGATGGTCAAGAATATATTTGGGACGAACAAATACTTAATTGGGTTTTAGGGTAAGCAAAAAAAATGACAACTTATAAATGGAAAATTTTTGAGTTGACTCAATCAAATGGATTTGTTTCTCATGTCAAATACTTTTGTGAAGCAACCAATGACGGTTATACGGTAACAACCGAAGGAAATTGGAAATTTAGAAAAAAGTACGATTACTCTGAAAACCTGACCGAGCATCAGGTATCGCATTGGCTAGATTTAGACACTCAAGAAGGTGAACGCCACCTAATTAAAGACCGGCTTGCCGAACAATTAAAGGCGCTAGACAATACCAAGAGCAGCGACCCACCTTGGAAGGTGGAAACATTTAAGGTGAAGTTATGACCCAGCCCATAGATATTATTAGCCGCGCCATGAAGGACATCGGGGCGCTTGCCGCTGGCGAGACCCCGGCCCCTGCGGAAGCCCAAGACGCGTTTGATATGTTGAACGACATGATCGACCAATGGTCAAACGAGCAGATGATGGTCTACTACAAGACCGAGATCATCTTCACTCTGACTGCGGGGCAGACTCAGTACACGGTTGGCCCAACTGGTCAAGTCAACTCCACATTTACGGGCTCAATAGCAGGGAATACCCTAACGGTCACTAACATCACCGAGGGCGGTCTTGCGTTGGGCATGAACATTTCTGGCTCTGGAATTACGGCTGGAACTAAGATTACAGGCTTTGGAACCGGAGCTGGTGGCAACGTAAACTACGCCGGGACGTACACGGTCAATAACACTCAGACCGTAGCATCGACCACAATAACCGCTTATTACGAGCGCCCCCTATCGGTTAACTCAGCCTTTGTGCGGGTGAACACGAACTCTAACGGAACGCCGATTGTTAATGGTGGCTTAGATTACCCGGTAGCTATTCTGAACCTTGAGAACTACGAGCTGATTGGTCTAAAGACCCAGAACGGCCCGTGGCCCAAGGCTCTGTATTACCAGCCATCTGAGGTTATGGGTACGTTCTACTTCTGGCCCAACCCGTCTCAGGGCGAGATGCACATATTCTGCGACACCATATTCCAGCGTTTTAATAGCATCAACGACACCATTGTGATCCCGCAGGGCTATCTCATGTGCTTGCGCTGGTGTCTTGCGGAAAGACTTATGCCCATGTACGGCAAGAACGACCCCCAGCAGATAGCGGTCATCAACGCCTACGCCATGCAAGCCAAGGCAACGATCAAGCGTACCAACATGAAGCCAGCCCAATCCGCTAGGTACGATGACGTTCTGGTGGTTGGCAAACGTGCTGACGCTGGTTGGATTCTGACCGGGGGCTTTCAGTAATGCCTGACTTTGGATTCGTAGGCGCAGCTTACGAGGCTCCCTCAATCACTCAGGACGCGCAGGAGTGCATCAACTTCTACCCTGAGATAGACCCTACCAAACCGCAGGGAGACAGGGGGGTTATAGCTCTGTACCCGACACCGGGGCTCGACACGGTAGCCATTTTCCCCAATCAAGACGAAGTTAGGGGACTAAGAACCTTGTCTGGCGGTAATTACTTATTAGCAATTTGTGGCGCTTTTGCTTACATTTTGGAAGATGATCTCAGCCCCAAAATGGTAGGCCAGCTAAATACTGACTCTGGTTTGGTTGACATTGTAGACAACGGGATTGATGCCTATATTGTCGATGGAGCTGACCGGTACGGTTGGAGGATTTCTGACCCTGCTGCGGCTATTTTTACGGCCTCAATTAGCGGCACGACCATGACCGTAACCGAGCTATTTTCTGGAACGATTGCGGTTGGGCAACAGGTTTTTGGCGTTGGCGTAGATCAGGAGACGGTTATCACGGCCTTGGGAACTGGAACCGGCGGAGCTGGTACATATACCGTAAGTAACAGTCAGACTGCGGCCTCTGGTCGATATAACTCAGCTCAAATTAACTGCGTTTTTACCGGATCAACGTCAGGCACAACCCTGACCGTGTCTGCGGTATCTTCAGGTACTCTCCATGCGGGCATGACCATTACAAACTCAAGCCTGACCACAAAAACGGTAATTACCGCGCTTGGAACCGGTACGGGTGGAGCTGGAACCTACACAATTAGTAACTCCCAGACGGTTGGATCGTCCACAATGTACGGCCTAAACTGGACGGTCTTACCGGCCTCAGACGGAGCCTTTGTTGGCGGATCTACGGTTGAGGTTGTAGACAATTACTTTATCTACAATAAGCCTGATAGCCAGCTCTGGGGTGCAACCGACCTACTAAGCATCATTTCAAACCCCTTGTCCTACGGAAGCAAGGACGGCTCTCCAGACGATTTGGTAACCATTATTGTTGATAGGCGCGAGGTCTACCTTTTGGGTGAGATGTCCTCCGAGGTCTGGATTGATGTTGGAGCCTTTCCGTTCCCGTTCCAAAGGATTCCGGGTACGTCAACCCAGCAGGGTATAGCAGCCAAGTTTTCTGCTGCCCGGATGGGAAACTCTTTTGCATACGTTTCCAAGAACAACCGAGGCGAGGCAACGATTGTCCGCATGAACGGCTATATTCCTGAGAGGATCTCTACGCACGCGGTTGAGAACACCTTGGTAGGCCAAAACGTCTCGGACGCGCTTGCGTGGACTTACCAGCTAAATGGTCACGAAACTTATGTGGTGACATTTCCCTCAATCGGTGAAAACGGCCTGACTTGGGCCTTTGATAACACCACGGGGCTCTGGCACAAGTGGCTATACACGAATGATCAAAACGAATACGAGCGTCACCGGGGCAATTGCTGCTCATTTTTTAACCAACAAGTGTTAGTTGGTGACTATGAAAACGGAAAACTTTATAGGGTTTCCTTATCGGAATACACCGATGACGGTCAATTGGTGCGCCGCCTCAGACGTTGCCCGCACATAACCAGCGACCTCCAGAGGCAGTATTTCCACGAGCTTCAAATCCAGTTCGAGCCCGGAGTTGGTCTATCGACCGGTCAGGGTGACAACCCCCAAGCCATGCTGCGATGGTCAAATGACGGCGGTTTTACTTGGTCTAATGAGAACTGGGTCACGATTGGAGCCCAAGGCCAATACTACAACCGAGCCATGTGGAGGCGGTTGGGCTGGGCGCGGGACAGGATTTTTGAGGTGGTAGTCACCGATCCAATTAAGGCGGTCATAGTGTCTGCGAACCTAAAGGCTACGGCTGGAGATAACTGATGGCTACGCCTCAGAATCAAAGCATCCCAACGTCCCCGCTGTCAGACCAATCGGGCCGGCCCACGAGGGCGTGGCAGTTATTCTTTTTGAATTTGCTTAACTTTACAAGCAGTACGACCGCCACGGCTGGATCGGCAACCCTCCCGGCAAACCCTGCGGGGTTTATCAATATCACGGTGAACGGGGAATCTAAAAAGGTTCCTTACTACGATGTCTGAACTTTTAGAGCTTGCGCCTCTCATTGAGAATGTTCCAACAAAAGAGCAGATAGACCGTTTACAAAAAGAGGTGATGAAATTCCCTCAAGCGGAGCTGGAGACCGAGCATTATTTCTCAGACGGGATGTATTGCAGAAAACTGATCCGACCGGCTGGGACGCTGATTGTTGGCAAGGTTCACAAAAAAGACCACTTTTTTCTTTGTGCCTCTGGTGAGATAATCGCGTGGACTGAAAAGGGCATGAAACACCTTAAGGCTGGGGACGTAATTGAGTCCAAGCCGGGGACTAAAAGGGTTACTTTAGCGGTGACCGATGCAATAGGAATAACGGTTCATAAGACCGAACACACCAATTTGGACGAGATTGAGAAGGAACTAATTGAGCCAGACGAACTAGCTTTGTTCGATTCAAGCAACAAATTAAAACCTTTGGAAGATATTGAACGCATTATGAGGGCTATAACATGAGTTGGATGGCAGCGGCAGCAATATCAGGCGGGGCAAGTCTTATAGGCGGCATTATGGGCTCACGCGCATCGAAGAAGGCGGCGGAGCAACAGGCGGCGGCAATTCGAGATGCGGCAGCGATCCAAGAGCGTATGTACCAGCAGGGCAGACAGGATCTAGCTCCTTATCGTGACATTGGTTACACAGCACTCAAGGACATTACCGCCCAGCAACCTTTTCTGACCGGCAAATTTGAGGACTACCGAGACCAGTACCTAGACCCAAGCATGGCCTTTAGGTTAGGAATTGGTGAGCAGACCACCCAGCGGGCGGCTAACGTAGGGGGCGGGGCTTTAAGCGGCAACACCCTGCGGGCGCTCCAAGACTACTCTCAGGGACTAGCCTCAACCGAGTATTCCAACGCATTTAACCGGTTCCAGACTGAGCGCGGGAACATCTATAACACCCTAGCCAACATAGCTGGGATGGGTCAGGGCGCGGTCAATACAGGCGTTCAGGCTGGTCAAGCAACAGCCCAGAATCTTGGTCAATTGGCTGTAGGCGCTGGTCAGGCTCAAGCTGCGGGAACGATAGGGTCAGCAAACGCACTTGCAAGCGGTTTTGGTGGGTTAGGAAATGCGTCTCAGCTATACGCCCTTGGGTCAAGCGGATTTTTTAATCGACCCGGACAAGCACCAGTAAAACCAACAGTTTAAGAGGCTGAAATGGCAGACTTTGGCATAAATCCAAACATAGCGATGGGCTTTCAAGGCAACCCAGCCAATAAGCCTATGACCCTTAATGAGCTTGTTGGCCTGTCACGCAACGTGATGGAGGCATCACGGTTGGCTGAGCTGTATCCAACATTGATCAAAAAAACGGAAACAGAAACCGCTTCAGCTCAATTTGGGTTAGATGAAAGACGAGCAAATGCGGTGACATCTGGAATGACCGCTTTAATCAATAATCCATTGGTTGTTCGGGCAGAAGAAGCACCAGACATGGTGGATAGAGATAAGCTAGTTCAATACGTTACAGAACATGGCGCAAATCAAGCTAAAGCGCTTGGAATACCAAAAGAAAAGGCTGACGAGCTTTTGGCTCCTTATATAAAGTTTGCGAGTGAAAACCCTCGCGGTTTACGAGGGTACGCCAAGGAAAGGTTATTAGCTGGTCTTGATACAGCTTCTCGAACCTCTGCCTTTGGTGGGGCGCAGGGTATTGGAGCCCTAACCCCGCTACCCCGCGAATTAACAGATAGGCCAGTTGGAGTAACTCCAGAGGCCATGACCGCACCTATTGGCGCAGCAGTCACTCAAGTTCCACCGTCAGAGGTTCAAGCGGCCCCAATGGCTCAAGCGCCTATGGCTCAAGCGCCTATGGGTCAGGCTCAAGCTCCACGGGGAGATGCTGGATTTGCTTTGCCATATCCAATCCCTATCCGTGGCGTTCAACAGGCCACAACGCCAAGCGAGGCCACAGACTTGGCTACCGGTCAGAAGTATCGTACTGATTTGATTGCAACTCAAACAACTGTGAACAAATCGGCGCGTAACGTAGACGCAGTATTGTCAGGAATTAGAGAGCTAGAAAAAGACCGCCGGTTTACTACCGGATCTTTACAACAAGCAGAAAAAGCAGTTCGTGAATTTTTTGGTGATGAGCAATTCAAACAGTTAAGCAAAGATTTAGCAATTTTAGAGCTTGCAACAATACAAGCGTCTGGTCAGTCAATGTCTACTGACGCTGGTAAGGCTTTAGTTGCCAAGGCTAACGGAGATGAGACCTACCCACCATCAGTCTTAAAGTCTGTTGCAACCCGTGTAGCTGGAGACATTATTAGGCTTGACATGGAGGCCAAAGGCGCTCAAAAGTTTGCTCAACAGTTTGGTGATTCTAACTTAACAGCCTACCGTCAGGCGTGGGCGGCTAATGCGGATCAAAAGATTTTTGAGGCAATGTACATCAATAAAAATGAACGTGATCCAAAACGCCGTAGCGAATCATTAGATAAACTACTGCCAACAGACGCGGCAGAATTACAAGAGTTCAAGACAAAACTTCAAAACATTAAACGGTTGTCCGATACAGGGCGCTTAAAATGAAAGATTTGTACCGTTTTGAAAATATGACGGAGGACGAGCTTACCAACGCAAAGCAGATGATGCTGAACGAAGGAATCTTGCCAAATCATATTGAACGTATTTTTGATAGCAAAGACGCTCAAGCAGCATTTAATAAAAGACCGCCAGAGGTTAGGCAAGCGTTTTTTCAAAAGACAGGATCAATTATTGACCTTGAGGACTTAATTGATCAGCGATTAAAAAAAGCTCCAAAAGCAGAATCGTCAGACCTTGAGAGCATTATTGATAAACGTATTGCAAATATCGGTCAGCAACAACAGGTTGCAGTCAATAAAGAACAGCAAATTCTAGCCGCAGCCGTTCCACAGGTTGATGCGTCAGGCCGTGTCGTATCAGCCCCAGCAGCTCCAGCTCCTAAAAGGTCTTTTATTGATTACTTAAAAGGTACTGGCGAGACCGTGGCAGCTTTAGGATCTCAGGCCGTTGTTGCACCGGTTGCTGCGGGCGCACAACTAGCGTCAGACATTCAAAGCAAAGTGTTTGGCGGTGGCGCACAAGTTGGTCAACCCGTGTTTGGTCAGGTTATGAAGGCCGCGACCTATGAGCCAAAGACCGAAGCCGGTCAGGAAATGATGGCTGGGGTTGCCAAGGCGTTTGAGGAAAGCAAATTACCCCCGGTGGCTACTGGCGCAGTCCCGCCTGTGTTGCCTCGCGCTACCAAACCGGCAGTAAAACCCCGTTTAACTTATCAAGAGTTTCAGGTTCAACAGAATGTAATCAAAGGCCAAGACCCAGCAGGGCTACCCGGAGTGGCAAGCGTTGGAGCTGCAGGCCGTCAAAACCCGGTAGCGGTTCAAGCCGCAATCGACCAGTTACCCGTAGAAATGCGGGGAACGGCAAGCCAAATGCCTTTGAAGAACGTAAACCTAAATGCTTTGGAGTCTCACGTTCAGGCGCTAAACCTACCAGAGCCCATTCAACTCACTAAAGGTCAAGCTACCGGGGACTTGGTTGCGCTCAGTAACGAGTTAAACCGCCGGGGTGAGTTGCCCAACATTGCACAACGGATTGGCGAACAAAACAAAAAATTGGTTAATAACCTGACGTTGATCAGAGAAAGAGCCGCCCCTGACGTATTTGGTACTAAACCGTCTGAGTTTGGGCAACAGGTTATTGACGGCTACCTAAACATTGACCGGCAACGTAACGACAACATCCGTCAGCTTTACGGTCAGTTAGAACAGGCTGCTGGCGGTAACTTTCCTATTGATGCACAAAAGTTTGTTCAGAGCGCAGACCAGCAGTTAAAGAAAAAACTCAAGAGCGAGTTCTTGCCGCCTGAGATTGACCGGCAACTTCAATCCTACCGGGACGGTTCAAGCATGGACTTTGAGCAGTTTGAGTCCCTGCGGACTAACTTAGCAACTGAGATCCGTAAGGCAGAACGAGCTGGGGACGGTAACAAGTCTTTTGCTTTGGGAGTTGTTAGGGACTCATTAGAGAACCTACCCTTGACCGGCGAGGCCGCTAAACTTAAACCACTAGCTGACGCAGCTCGCAAGGCCGCCAAAGAACGGTTTGATGCGCTAAAAAGAGATCCAGCATACAGCGCAGCCGTAGACGGTAAGGTAGCCCCTGAGAACTTTATTGACACCTTTGTGTTGTCAAAAGGTAAAGGCACAGAAGCTAACGTGCGCCAAATGATGTCCGCGTTAGGCAGGGGCTCACCGGAACAACAGGCCATAGCCGCAGGGCTTATGGAAATTATTACCCGCAAGGCGGTTGATAGCTCTGGCAACTTTTCTCAGGCTGCGTATAACAAGATTTTGCGGGACTTGGAGCCCAAGCTGATAGAAGTATTTGACCCTGACTCTGCAAAACAATTAAAGAACTTGGGCGAGGTATCGCGCAAGGTTATGGCCCAGCCCAAGGGTAGCTTTGCAAACAACAGCAATACCTTGGTTGCCGGTCTTGCGGAAAAGTTTGGTTTAGCGGCAGAAATGACTCCTATTCTTGGTCAATCGGTAACCGCATATAAAACATATAGGGCAGGAAAAGCCGCAGAAAGGTTTGAGCGTGAGTCATTAGAGCCGCTTGCGGGAGCAAAACAGGAACGAACCCTTGGTGAAATTCTAAGAGGAAAATAACTATGGCAGTCAATCTTTCGCCAATTGGCAATGGATTTCAGTTTTTCGATAACAACGGTGCGCCGCTTAACGCCGGTAAGATTTACACCTATCAGGCCGGGTCAAGCACACCGCTTACAACTTATACCGACAATGCTGGTCTAGTTGCAAACACCAACCCAATTATTTTAGGGACAAGTGGTAGGCCGCCTAACGAAATTTGGCTAACTGACGGAGTGTTTTATAAGTTCATTCTAAAAGACTCATCAGACGTAACGATCCAGACTTATGACAACCTTTACGGAATCCTTGGTGTAATCCCAGCGGTTGCCCCGTCATCAGTACCTACGGGCTGTATTATTTTATGGTCTGGTTCAATTGGTTCAATTCCAGCAGGGTTTGTGCTTTGTAACGGACTAAATAGCACCCCTGACTTGCGTGATCGATTTGTAGTTGGAGCTGGATCGTCATACGCAGTAGATGGAACCGGGGGCTCTGCTAACGCAATTGTTGTAAGCCATACACACACAGCAACATCGGTTGTCACCGATCCGGGTCACACTCATTCTTATCAAGCATTTATTGATGGAAGCCTTGGTCACGGTGGTGGTGCAACCACAAACGATTTTCCAGCATCTCTAACAACTGGATCAAATACAACCGGAATTACAGTTGCAACAACCGTTGCGTCAACGGGAACTTCAGCAACCAACGCAAATCTGCCGCCTTACTACGCGCTTTGCTACATCATGAAAACCTAACATGGATTGGCAAACTGTTATCAATCTGGGGTTGGGTACGGTTGTGGCTGCGATGGGCTGGTTTGCCCGCGAGCTATGGGACTCACTAAAAGAGTTGCGTAAGGATACCCACGAGATAGAAAAGGAACTGCGTGAGCTGTACGTCCGCAGAGATGACCTCAGAGAAGTTCGAATTGAGATGGCTGCAAGGTTTGACAAGATAGAGAGTCTTATTGGATCTCTGTATGATCGCCTCAACGACAAGGCAGACAAATGAATTATGAGCGACATAGATCCGATTATCACGGCGGCTCAGAGTGCCACCAAGGGCATAAAGTCGGCTATACAGTCTGGCAAGGAAATCAGCTCCGCTGTTGAGTCCATCCAGAACTTTGGGGTTGCGGAGCTAAAGGCCAGACAAGCCTATAAGGTACGCCAAAGGACAGACCTTGGTGACATTACGATAATGACCGCCATGACCGAGTGGCGTAGGCTTTACCGGCTAAAACAAATGGAAGATGAGGTGAAGGAAGTCCTCTGCCAGCAGTTTGGCGAGGACGAGGGCCGTATCCAGTTTGGCAAGGTCTTGGACATCAAGGAAAAGATGCAGTCAGAGTTCCGGGCCAATAAGGACGAGCTGGGCCGGGATCTAAAGCTCTGGAGACAGACGCAAATCTATGCGGTACTGGGCGCGTTCTTGCTGGTGAGCATTTATTACATTTATAAGGGCCACCTGTGAGCGAGCGTCAGGACACCTTAACCAAGGTCTTGGCCTATGTAGATAGCCCGTTTAAGCTATTTGCGCTGATCCTGATGGCTATATTTGCGTTTGCTGGCTACATCATTTATGACAACCGCGAGGTCATCGTAGGAACGTACAAGGAGCATCAGAAGCTACCCCAGATAGCAGAGGGGCGGGTCGATGACGCGGCTACCCACCTCTTTAAGCACACTAACGCCCAAGTGGTCGCTATTTTTAAGGTCAACCCGATTGTTGGGTCGCGGGTCTTATATCGCGCCTATACCAAGGAAGGTAGGGACAAGACCGTGGAGGGTCTTGATGTCGGCCTATTTACCAGCAACGCCAATAACAATAAGGACGTTGTGGCGCTCATGGCTAACGAAATACCTTGCGGTGAGTACAAGGCAGCTCAGTCTGAAGTGGGGCTCTGGTACATAGAAAAGGGCATGACCTTTGGATGCAGGGTAAGTGTTCCTCCCGACCATACTCGGTTTATAGGACAGATTACGGTTGGTTGGGCTACACCGCCAGCCAACCTAGACCAAGCAAAAACCATGTTGCAGATTGCCTCAACCATTTTATCGAAGGAGAAAAAATGATCCCTTTAGCCGCAATTATGAGTATTGGCGAGAAGGTCTTGGATAAGGTTCTACCAGACCCAGAGGCCAGAGCAAAGGCCCAAGCAGAACTGATCAAGGTTCAACAGGAAGGCCGTCTGGCTGAGTTGGCTGCGGACAACATCGAGGCCCAAGAGCTTACCAAGAGGCTTGCAGCCGACATGAACTCGGACTCATGGCTATCTAAGAACATCCGACCCATGACCTTGGTCTACATCCTGACGGCCTACCTAGCCCTTGCAATTATGGACGCTATGGGGCTAGACATCTCAGACAACTTTGTATCCCTTTTAGGGCAATGGGGGATGCTGGTGATGTCGTTCTACTTTGGCGGCAGAACGCTTGAGAAGGTCATGGACATGAAGGCCAAAAAATGAACCTATCCGAACACTTCACCTATGACGAGCTGGTGCGGTCTGAGACCGCCGAGCGTAACGGCTGGCTCAATATTCCGTCCAACGCGGAAAAAGAGAACCTAATCCGTCTGGCGGCGCTACTGGAAAAGGTCAAGGCTGCGGTTGGGGGTAAGCCGGTAATGATCAACTCGGCCTTTCGGTCGAAACAGGTCAATGACGCGGTAGGGTCTAAGGACACCTCCCAGCACCGGCTGGGCTGTGCGGCAGACCTACGGGTTCCCGGCATGAAGCC